TAGATATGCGTAATCTATTCGTACTACTGTTTGTTCTTGTATCCACCGCGGCCATGGCTCAGCGTGTGGACACCAAGCGCCTGCGTCCGCTTCCCGTGGACAGCGCGTCCGTTCTCGGTTATGTTGACGGCAAGTGGGGTCCTGTCAGCGTTGATGTGGTTTCCTATCTGTCGCAGTGGATCCTTATCGGTTCCGAGAAGAACCCCAACGGCGTCTATGCCGCTGTACCCGGTACGCTGTTCCTAAGCACCCTGGGCACTGTAGACTCCACGCTGTGGGTAAAAGAATCCGGTGTAAGCACTACTGGTTGGAAGCCTAAGTAATGCCGAAGATTCTAGATAGGCTGGTTCAGCAGTTGATGGACAAGGGAAAGTCTCGTTCGCAGGCTTACGCCATTGCCGTCAGTTCACTGCAGAAATCGGGAAACCTGAAGAAGGGTTCCACGCAGCCTACGAAGAAAGGTGTAGTCAGAGGGAATATGACTCCAGAAGAGAGAGCGAAGGACCGTGCCGTCAAGAGATCTGGCGGCCGGCCTTCTGACTATAGTTATGACTACAAGACCAACAGAACTCGAAAGAAATGAAGGTCTTCATCAAACACAAGGGTCAGATCATCGAAAAGGAGGTCTGCAGTCCCGGAGAAGTAGCAACATTGACCTATGGCAAATGCGACATTTATAGCGGGGAATCCGTCCGAAGACTTCTTCCAGCAAAATCCACAGGTGCGGTATTTTCCAGCAGTACAAAGACTCCTGGCAGATGTTGCAAAGAAGCACGAGGATGTGGATAAGGTCGCAGGGAAGATACTGTGGGCTGTTTATCTGACGGAGGACCCCGACAGCAAGTACTACGCCATCTCATACGATGAGCGTAGAAAGATAATTGCTGAGAATTACTTGAACGAGCCGGACTTCGAATGGCTCGACTATGACTATCTGGTAAAGGCCTATCCGGACATGTGTCTGGGTATGACCGAAAGATGGTACAAGAAATTGGCAGACAAGTTCTCGCAGATGGTGGACGCCGTATCGGCCATGGACGCCATCGATGAGTACAAGGATATATTGATGATGTACGACAAGCTCGAAAAGATGTTCAAAGGACTGGAGGTTGTCGAGAGTAAAATGCAGAAGGAAAAAAGCCAGCGCGTCGAGGTGCGGGGAACAGCACAACCAGGTTTCTTTGGTAAAAGGTAACCAATGAGCGATAAGTACGTATCCAAGAAGAAGTTCGATAGAACCATATGCTGTCTTCGTGAGGAAATTTCTGAAGGTGGTGCAGGCGCGCAGGGCCCTCAGGGTCCTCAGGGAGCCGACGGTGCGCCAGGAGCTGGTGGAGCCATAGGTTATTATGCCCAGTTCTCCGATAGCACTACGCAGGTTGTAGACGGAATAAGTGTCCCTACTCTTTGGTCCTTCAATACGACGGAGATATCCAACGGTATCCATGTAGACCCTTTGGATACGACCAAGATTTATTTCGACTATGCGGGCACTTACCGCATAGCGTTCTCTGCTCAGTTGACCAAGACCACCTCCCCTGCCGCTGAGGTAGAGATGTGGATGCGCTTGGGAGGCAGTGACGTACCGCGGTCGAACTCCCACTACGAGCTTCAAGGTAACGGAGCTGAGGTGCTTCCTATGGTTGCCTATATCGTGGACATAGTCAATCCCGGACCATCCGGTGACTATGTGCAGTTCTTGTTCATGTCCACAGACAGCACGGTACGTATTGTCGCAAAGCCCTCCGCCAACCCGCTGTATCCAGACGCGCCGTCGGTCATCATCGACGTGGAGCAGATAGCCTACAACGGCCCACAGGGCGCGCAGGGTGCCCAGGGTCCTCAAGGTGCTCAGGGAACGTCGTTCTCCGGCTCGGGAACCTTGAACTACGTAGCTAAGTGGACCCCAGACGGCTCATCGCTCGGAAACTCTCTGATACAGGATAACGCGTCAGGTGTATCGGTAAACACCGCCCCTATCGCCAATACGCTGTTCAATGTACGCGGAAGCGGAACAAGCGGCACCACGACCTCTCTGCGGGCAGAAAACTCCAGCGGTGTAGCCAAGCTCGTAGTCAAGGACGATGGCGCCATAGAGATAGGAAGAAACGCCTCTGCAACAACGGAGGAGACGGCATCCATCACGGTTACTGGAAGCGAGACGAATATAGGGTTGGCATTAGTTCCAAAAGGCGATGGTGCTATAACTGCTTCAATTCCGAACGGAGCTGCAAGTGGAGGTAATGCCCGCGGGGATCGCGCCATAGATTTGCAAATTTCAAGAACCGATCAAACACATGTGGCAAGTGGATCACGCTCCGTTATAGGTGGTGGCGAGAGAAATACTGCCAGCGGTCAATATAGCACTGTTTCCGGAGGTTATACAAATACGGCTTCGGCCTATGGCGCTACCGTTGCTGGTGGCAACGACAATCAAGCAACGGCACAACAAAGCGCAATAGCAGGCGGTCAGTATAACATAGCAGGTGCGGCGCAATCTGTTATCATTGGCGGATTAGGGGCAAGGACCTCGCTGTATGGCCAAAGTGCAAAAGCAAATGGAGCATTTGACTCAAGCACAGAGCCGGGCGATGCTCAAAATTCAAATTTGATATTACGAAGAGCCATAACCGGAGTTGCTCAAACCGAGTTATTTCTTGACGGATCAAGTACACGGGCAATTATGCCCCTGCCTGCTGGATCAACCGCTGGCCGTCTTTGGAACGCAGTAGTACGTTTATCCGCAGTATGTACAACCCAGGGTAACGGTACCGTATTGGCCGGCGACGCTTTCGTAGGAAACTACACCCTTGGTATAAAGCGTATCGGAACAGCTACATCCCTAATAGGAGGAGCAGTAGCAAGCTCAGAAGAGATGCACGATACGAACATGTCATCCTCTGTAGTTACCATAACTGCCGATGACACGAACGAAGCCTTGAAGATTGAATTCACGCCGCCGTCGACAGCAGGAACAACTACCGTCATAAGGGTAGTGGCAACCGTTTATCTAACTGAAGTAGGATACTGATGAAAAGACTGTTATACGGAGTAACCACCGCCCAAGGGGCCGGCGCAACTTCAGCGACAAACGCTCTGAGCGTAAGAAACTCAGCAGGTACATCCCTACTGGTTATAGGAGATGATGGTGCTGTACGTGTAGGAACCAACGCATCGGCAACCACCCAGACGACGGCAAGCATCAACGCTTCGGGTAGTGGTACCAATATAGGATTGGCTTTGGTGCCGAAGGGTTCTGGGGCTATAACTGCGCAGATTCCTGACGGTACTGCTACAGGGGGCAATGCTAGAGGGGCCAATGCTGTGGATTTACAGCTAGCAAGATTGGCGGCTACTCAGGTAGCAAGTGGCGATAACTCTTTTGTGGTTGGCAGTCGATCTACGGCGTCAGGTCCACAGTCCATAGCAATGGGAACTTCAAATTCAACTGGTACAGCAAGTATTGCAATAGGAGGCCACCCAGTATTTGGAGTTAATACAGCATCTGGTACAGGGGCTGCTGCTGTAGGAGGAGTAGGTAATACGGCTTCTGGCGCTTATGCTTTTACTACTGGGGACGCAAATAGAGCCGAAAAACATGGATCTATAGCAATGGGTCTTAGATCAGTCTCTTACCTACTCTCACAAAGAGCTGTAGCATCAGGGGTGTTGACAGCAACATCGGGAGACGCGCAAACATCCGATATAAGACTGTTTCGGTTAATCACAGGAACGGCTACAACTGAATTGACACTGGATAGTGGCACCCCTGCCGCAGGGACTCGAGCAATCCTAAATTTATTAACAGGCGCAACATCTGGCCGTGTATGGAACGCAAAAATTCAACTAATAGCAGTATGTACCGTACAAGGAGCAGGAACAGTAACGGCCGGCGAAGTATATGGCGGTAATTATTCCGCAATAATCAAGAGAATAGGAAACTCCACTTCCATAGTAGGCGCCGGCGTTATATCTGCAGGAGAGTCTTATGACACGAACATGGAAACAAGCGTAGTAACCATCTCTGCCGATGACACGAACGAATCATTGAAAATAGAATTCACCCCACCAACCACGGCGGCGGCTGATACGGTAATCCGAGTAGTAGCCACCGTATATCTAACCGAAGTAGGATATTGACATGAAAAAACTCATTTTTCTTCTATTCCCCGTATCTTTGTGTGCACAGAATACGGTACAGAGCTTTCAGAACTCCACAGTGGTCATAGGAGACAGACGTCCTACCAACGGGTCTGTAATACTGGAGGCAGAATCCACGACGAAGGGATTTTTGCCGCCGCGTATGACGAGCACACAGAGGAACGCCATAGCCGTTCCGGCGACAGGATTGCAGATATTCAACACCGACCTTGGAATCATGCAACACTATGACGGAACATCCTGGATAAGCGAAGGTGTGTCCAAGGACACCATCGCACTTGCCACGTTTGGCGGTGGATCGGGAGTGGCGCGTGACACGGCGGTATTCAGCACCTCGGCTATTTACGGGTCATTCTACAATGACGGCACCGACACTTTGGTCATCACCTCCATGCGTATCGGCTTGCAAGGCACTTCCCCATCCGTTGTAGCTACGGTCATCTATAACGACACCTTGAACGTGACCGGAATGGAATTGGTGACATCGGGAACGACCGCCACCAACACGGCAGGCGGCACATCGGTTACGTCTTTCAACAACACGAAAATTCCTCCAGGCAACTGGGTATGGGCGAAGACCACCACGGTCACCACCAAGCCCACCTACATGAACATAACCATCATCGGCTACCGAAAGCGGAAAGCATGAGAATTTACACATTAGCAATTGCACTTCTAATCTGCACGAACACGCAGGCGCAGATAATACGCGCAGAACCGTTCTATATTGCGCCGGAGGCAGCGGGTGCGTATTCGTATTTAATAGATGACTATCCTGGTGCGGCAGCAGCATATTCACTGCGTAAATTAGATAACAACTACGCAGGAAGCGCAATTAGAGTAAGAAGGAAAAGCGATAATACCGAGCAAGATATTGGATTTACAAATAATTATTTAGACACGACATCGCTCAAAACATTTGTAGGCACAGGTGCAACAGATACTGCATGGGTGGTTACTTGGTATAACCAAGCCGATTCTAGTGGTGTATTCGGTGTCCGCAATTTATCGCAATCTACTGCATCAAATCAGCCATTAATATATGCAGGTGGTGTATTTAGAACAAATGATGAGGGATTTATTAATATTGAAAGCGATGGAGTGAATGATGTTATGGCAAATACCACGCGTATATTTACATCGGATTTGTCAGCATTTATAGTTACAGATCCTAAAAATCTAACAACAATACCAGCAGGAATTGTGAATCAAGCATTAACAGGAGATGCTGGTCGTTTGTTTTTGTATGGAAAGCGAACAAATCCAACAAATATGAGCGGTGGATTCCAAATAGGAAGCGTTTTTATTGAAGATACTTCATTGCCTTCTAGCGTTACTTCGCTGCATTATTATAATCGCGCAAGCAACGCAATGACATATAGCATTGATGGCAATGCCGAAAAAACAGGAACCTCAAGTAACAATATTACAAATACATTTTTGCAAGCATTTGCAACAGTTAGATCGGGTTCTACTTCAGAATATACCAGACAAGGCGTTTCCGAAATAATTTGCTACTCAAGCTCTCAATCATCTAATAAATCTGGAATAACTGCAAATATCAACTCCTTCTACTCCATCTACTGACGCACATAATGGAAATCATCGCCTACATATTCGCAACCATCGCCTCCGCCTTGCAAGCGCAGAGCGACATCGATACGCACTTCGGCATCCCGATAAATCCCGAAGCGGTAACAAGGCATTGGGTGGATTACCAACAAGCCGTGGTGAATGGGGATACCATTTACTACATCGCCTACGACCCATCCATTTCATTCATGGGCGAGCCGGATACATTGGTGCTGCCTGCGCCTGATTTTGAATAATCTTAAAAACTTATACTATGATTGTTTTTGAAAACACTAGGATTGAATACGGCGACGAAATCACGCCCAAAAAGATTGACGGATTCCTAATCCTATACGCCACGCCGTCGAAAGGCAAGATCCAATCCTATCTGATGGCATGCAACAAAATTGTAAACACGGTACCTGATGAACTGGATGAAGAAGGTAACGTAGTTACCCCTGGACGTGAGGAAGTGTTCTACAATCCTCTCTACAGCCTGGAGACCGCTTCCAAAGTATTCGACGATACCCAATTCGCGGGCAATATCCTAGAGGCACTCCACGCCATCTACATCCCTGAACTGCAATCTTTCAATCCCACGGTGACCTTCACCAGCACCCTATGAAGGATAACAAGGACCTGAAGAAGCTAGAGCGTAGAATATGCTGCGTAGACGGTCAGGTAGAGGACCTGGCGGCGTTGGTTGACCAGCTTGCGGAGGACCTGGCGGAACTCATCGAATCCGGTGCGGGCGCTAGTTTTGAGCAAGTAACCAACTATGCAGCACTTCCTGCGGCAGGTGCCCATACGGGAGAGTACTTCCATGTACTGAACTCCCAAGGCACCTCATGGCTTCCCGGGTCTTTGGGTGGTACTTACTATTCCAAAGGGTTCTATTATTCTACAGGTACCGATTGGGTATTCGTAGGAGAGGTTCCCTATCAGGCATCACAGGCGACGGTAGACGCAGGTACTGACAACACACAGTTCGTCACTGCGTCTACATTAGCCGGAGCTTCGAAGTGGTCCACCAAGCAGGACAATATCACGCTGACCACATCGGGTACAAGCGGCGCGGCGACATTGGCGGCGGGTACATTGAATATCCCACAGTACCAAGCAGCCCTTACAAACCCCGTAACAGGGACAGGAGCCAACGGTCAAGTTACTTTTTGGACGGGAACCAATACACAGAGTGGAGACAATGCTCTGTATTGGGATAATACAAATAAAAGGCTTGGCATTGGTACAGCTACACCGTCAGCAATAACCCATGTAGTAGGTAGCGGCGCTACGACTTCTACCACGGCTTTTTTGGTGCAGAATAGTGCAGCAACTAATTTATTCCAAGTAACCGATTCCGGTGTAACTACTTTACGAGGACCGGCTGCTAGTTCAACTATATTCGCATTCACAGTACAAAATGCAGGTGGTACTAATTGCTTTCGTGTAAGCACGGATAGTTTTGTAGAAATGCCGCTTACGAGAACAAACCAAATAAATCCTCTTGGAACTGTACTCACCATAGGAGGAACTCAGTTAGTTTTGGGGGCAGGTTTTGAGGGAGGTAGCTTTACTCGATTTTCTGTTGGAATGACTTATGCAGGTAATGGAGCTCAAACATTTACCTCCATATTGGCTAACCCAACAATACAACAAGCTGCTGGGTCTACTGGAATAACACGTGGTCTATTCATAAACCCAACACTCACTTTTGCTGCAGATTGGAGAGCTATAGAGGCAACAGGCCGTGTGCTATTAAAAGGGGCCGGCGCAACTTCAGCAACCACAGCCTTACAAGTACAAAACTCAGCAGCATCAGATAAGCTGTTAGTAAAAGACAACGGCTCTATAGAAATAGGAAAGAACGACAGCGGAACAACGCAGGCTACAGCAAGTGTAACTGTTACTGGAAGTGATACTAATATAGGTTTGGCATTACTGCCACAAGGTACAGGGGCCTTGACTTTGGCAATTCCAGATGGAACCAATTCGGGGGGTGGAAACGCTCGAGGACCTCGCGCCATTGACTTGACTTTGTCAAGAACTATAGCAACAGCAGTCGCAAGTGGAAATGGATCAATTGCTATCGGAAATGAATGCAGCGCCTCGGGAACCAACTCAGTAAGCGTTGGTCACGGCGCAATATCAACTCGTGCCGGATCAATAGCTATTGGTGGCTCAATTGCCTCCGGGGCTCCTACTGCATCTGGAATATCTTCCATAGCGATGGGTCTTCAAAATACGGCATCAAGTGATTATTCTACCGTTATTGGTGGACGACAAGCAATTGCCTATCTTTTTGGAATGCTAACGCGCTCGTCCGGTAGATTTAGCGCTAATTCAGATGCCCAAACTTCTGACATAAGGTACACAAGGGCAATCACAGGAACATCTCAAACCGAATTATTTATTGACGGATCAAGTACGCGGGCCATTCTTTCGCTACCATCTGGCGCAACCGCAGGTCGCCTTTGGAACGCCAAAGTACAAATAGCAGCTATCTGCACCACACAAGGAAACGGAACAGTAACAGCGGGCGAGGCATTCATAGGAAACTATGCTGTAGGAATAAGCCGTATAGGAACTACAACATCTCTTATAGGAACAGTACAGAACCTACATACGCCTCAGACATCTACAAATATGGCTACGGCTGTAGTAGACATAACAGCAGATGATACGAACGAGGCACTGAAGATTGAATTCACCCCACCAACTACTGCGGGCTCCACTACTGTAATCCGTGTAGTTGCAACAGTATATCTGACAGAAGTCGGCTATTGATGAAGCATAAGCCCGTACATATAATACCGTTCAGGCTTAACAACATTGGGGACTTCCTCAATAGGGACCATCCCGTCATATTTCCGGAATCGCCCAAATACGAGGAGTACTGGACAGAGCAGGCGCGGCGATGTGTAGAAGGACATTGGGGACACGACTTCGCTGACGGTAAGGGCGGATGGCGCTTCATGCCGGGTAACCTATACTTCTATACCAACTTCTTCCCTATCCTGCACGAAGGTGACCAAGGAACGGAATTCTCCGGGTTCCCATTGCTTCGTGATATCGACTGGCTACAGTTCTACAGCTACCTAGTATGCGATGGATTCGCAGGGTTCGAAGAGGATAAAGAGTATACTTGCTTCCGACCCGTCGGCAAGATGGAGTCAGGTGACGTAGTAAGTAACAGGGAGAAGAAGCTCATAGAAAAATATGACAGGTACATCCGGCGCCCGGATGGAAAACTGAAGAAGTACAAAGAGGCTAAGGAGTATCTGTATCAGACGTTCCCCGAGCCGATGGGTAAGGCCATCATCATCAATGAGGCACTCAACAACATCACCATCTCCTCACGGGGTATCGGTAAAGACCTGTGGGAAGAATCGAATGTTTATACCGAATCCGGGCCTAAGAAAATAAAGGACGTCCAAGTAGGCGACAAGGTATACGGCGCCGACGGAAAGCTTACTACAGTCATAGATGTAGCCAAGTACTACAATCAGATGCAGTATGAAGTCACGTTTGAAGATGGACGTGTTGTTACTTGCGGCGCCGGGCATTTGTGGGAAGTGTATCGACCTGGTACCGATGAGCCTATAGTCCTTCCGCTTAAAGAAATTATCAAACGATATAAAGGGTATTACAGATCAGCAGGAAAACCAGATAGAGGGCTATTCATAAGGACTAATAATCCAGTAGAATTTCCAGAGGCCGATTTACCACTAGATCCTTATTTTCTAGGCTTATTTATTGGAGATGGTACTGCAATAAGAGCCGAGATAACAACTATGGATCAAGAAATCGCTGATTATGTCTACAAAATAGCAGAACAGTATGGTTGTTATGTATACGTATCTTCTAAAGAAGGAACGCCAGCAAATCGCTATAAAATAGCAAAACAGGCCGATATGCAGAACAATCCAGTATTGGATGTTCTTCGGCAGATAAATGTACTAGATAATAAACATATACCAGAACAATATCTACATGCGTCTTTTGAGCAGCGTATGGAGCTATTAAGAGGGCTACTTGATACAGATGGAAGTATAGGAGATAAAGGGTATATAGAATTCACAACTAAATACGAGCACTTAGCTAAAGAAGTTGCTTATCTTAGCCGGTCTTTGGGCATAAAAGCCAAAATAAAAGAGCGGCGTATATTTTTCATGAAAAATCCTGCCAACGGCAAAATTATATCGTTTAAGGAAGAGGGCGGCCGCGTATACTACAGAGTAAGCTTACGTACAGGACTTCCTGTATTCAAACTGCAGCGCAAACTAGATAGAATAAAAGATACGTTCGTAACAAAAACAGCGCTTACTGGCCGTTATAAGGTAGCCATAGTAGATATCAAAGAAGTAGGCGTACGACCTTCCGTATGTATCGGAGTAGATAACGAAGATAAACTGTTTGTAACGGATAACTTTATAGTTACACACAATTCATTTGCAGCGGCTGGCGGCATCATAACCTACGACTTTGTATTCAACGGAGCGCGTACCATATCCGATTATATAGAGAAGGGTACATCCACCACGGTGGTTGTAGGTGCAGGTAACTCCACGAAGTCAAAGGAACTTCTATCCAAGGTATTGGCCGGATACGACTTCCTACGTACCAGCATAGGAGCTTACCAAGACGGAGAATATGATGCACCTGGTTGTTTCTGGACGCCATTCGAAGGTTCTCTGGCACTGAACAACAGCATCACGAACCGGGTAAAGATTAAGGGCGGTAAAGGATTCTCAGGCCCAGGATCTAAAGTCGTACACGTATCCTACCAGCAGAGCGCGTCAGCAGGTGTAGGTTATCGTGCCCGCCGAATGGTCATCGAGGAAGCCGGTTTGCTTCAAAACTTCAACCACGTACACGCGGAGAACAGCGCTACCCAGCGTCGTGAAACCAAGATGGGTTATAGCGTGTATATCGGTACCGGCGGCGACATAGACAAGGTACGTGAGATACGTGAAGCATTCTACAATCCAGAAAGCTACGACTGCGTAGCCTATAAGGACATATTCAACGGTACGGAAAAGCAGATAGGTCTGTTCATACCGTCTTACTACCGAAGCGCCTTGTTCAAGGACGAGAACGGTAACACAGACATCGAAGCTGCTTTCGCGGACGAGATGTACGAGCGCGAGCGTAAGCGCAAGGAAGGCTCCAAAGCCTACGAAGGTCACATCATCTCCTACCCTATCGTACCGCAGGAGATGTTCATGCAGAGCGGCGGAAACGTATTCCCGACCGACCTCATAGAAGAGCGCATACACGAACTCGAAACCACGGGACAAGACAAGCAATATAGCGTAGGAACCCTACACTATATCAACATGCAAAACAGCCAGTGCGAATGGAAAGAAGACACAAAGAAAGAATTCAAGCCAATCTTGCGTTACGGCGAAGAAGGCTCTATGCGCGACAAGAAGGGCGCTATCGTTGTTTTCGAACACCCCGCAGAGTATAAACCCGAGCCAACTTTCACAAATCCTTTGTATCTTGTAGCTTACGACCCGGTATCCAAAGACGGAGAAGGAACATCACTTTGCTACGTTACGGTATTCAAAACCTGGGATGCATCAGGTATCGAGGTAGCGCAGTTTGTTCCTGTGGCCGAATGGATAGGGCGTCATGAGCGCATGGAGGACAACCACGAAATGGCATTCAAGCTGGCGGCATACTACAACGCCAAGATACTTCCGGAAATCAACAACACTGACATACTTCGGTATGCGTTAATGACCAACAGGTATCATTGGCTGCAGCCACGCCCGGGACTTGCTCTTGACGGTATTCTCAAGCAGCGTAAATACGAAGTAGGTATCAAGGTAAGTCCGGGTATGATACCTCACATGGAATCACTACTGAACGAGTATTTGACTACGGACATAGATACCAAGACCTTCATCGATGGCCAGGACGTGCTTGTCACCGACAAGAAAGCGGTATCTGCGATAAGGTCGATGCGGCTGTTGGAAGAACTTCTCTACTACAACAGAGACGACAACTTCGACGCCGTGTCCGGCATGTTCCTTATCGCTGTATGGCTACGGCAGCAGAAGCTAAAACCCATACAATATGAATCCACGCGGCAGTATGACAAAGAAGCCTCAGAGTTCAAGAGGATGTTTTCCACTCCCGCGATTTCTAAAAAACACCCAGCCTTTTCTTACTGATGGATGCATTGACTAACAATTATATCGACCTGTCGGATTCCAAGAAGAAGGCAAACGACTTCGAGATGGCCAAGTCCATGATGGACTACTATGACCATCTGTACGAGGCCGACATGAATCGTATCAAGAAAATCAACGAGAACTATCAGCTGCATTCCGGCCGGTGGCCTGCTATCGAAGAACTGCCTGTCGCCACACAGATACAGATGCAGCATGAGAACATCGTACTGGGCGGCGGCGCATTGAGGCATTATCCCGTACTGGACCGCATATCCAAATCCGTTGTAGGTGACTTGATGGTACGTCCATTGATTCCCATAGTCAAGGACATGTCTTCTAAGGCACGCAACCAACGCGACCGTGCCAAGCTTGAGATAGTAAAGAACTACATACAGGAGAAATTCATCACTCCTCGCGTGCAGATGGCTACGCAGCAGGTAATGATGGAACTCGGCATCCAGGACCCGTTGGCTCTGGAAGAAGAGCAGCGCCAGCAGGTAAGCGCCGAGATTGACAAGCGCGTCAAAGAATCCACTCCTGATGAAATCATGGAGTCGATAAACAAGTACCGCACTCCGGAGGAAATCATCGCACAGTTAATTCTGGATTCGACTGTAAAGAGCTTGGACATGAAAGCCAAGTTCGATATCGGCGGCGAGAATGCTGTGGTTACCGGTGAGGAATACTACCGCGTCGGATTGATGAACGGTATGCCGTGGTGCGAGGTACTGAATCCTAAATGGGTTACCTGGGACGGCTCTGAGCACGTAGAGTATGTAGAGGACGGCGTGTTCGCCAAATACGAACAGTATCTCACTCCTGAGGACGTTGTGGCTCGCTACGGCGCCGTACTCTCCAAGAGCAGCGTGAAGAAACTCGCTAACCTGTATTCCCCTATTCCAGGATATGCAGGTACGCGAAAGACCAACCCTGAAATTGAGCGTCGTGTCGTAGATATCTTCGCCGAGAATCCGGAGCTTCAAAAGATTGACGTACGCACGCGTGATGGTCAGATGGACCTTCGCACCATCTATGGTACCCTAGCAGCCGGACACAAAGCCGGACACGGTATACGCGAATGTTACATCACATGGAAGTGGACGCGTCAGGCAACCCTGGTAACACGTTACGAGAACGGAAAGAAAGTCGAGCTGTTCCGCTCCGCCCACTATGTGAAAAACCCAGCCCGCGGCGATTTGGAGGTAAAGAAGATTCTCGTACCTCAGGTATGGCATGGCGTGAAGCTCGGAGTGGCCGACGATATCTACGTATTCGTAGAGCCGGTTCCTTTCCAGTATCGCAGCATACACAACCCGTTCGATGTAAAGCTGACCATCATGGGCGGCCGTTATTCCACGTACATGAATAACGCCGAGAACGTATCGCTCATTGACCTAGGAAAGCCATGGCAGTATCGATACAATGTCCTGATGAAGCGTATGGAAGAATACGAAGCTACGGACATCGGTAAGGTAATGCTGGGTACTGTCAACATGAAGCCTGTAGGATGGAGCTGGCAGGAATGGTTCCAGTCCCTCTACGTGGGTAAGGTAGCCATCGTAAACACCCAGTTCGAGGGCGCCGGTTCGATGGACCCCAACATCTTCCGCTCGCTGGATTTATCGTCCAACGCCGATATACAACAGACGTTGGCAAAGCTCGAGTACTTCGAGCAGAAGATAGCCACGTCCATGTACTATAACCCGTCCAAGCTCGGACAGATTAGCCCTTACGCCACGAACTCCAACACGGAGATGAACATGGCGGGATCAGACCGACAGATGCTGCGATTCCACGACAGGCATCGTCAGGTAAAACAACGCGTATTGAACTCGCTGCTCGATATATCTATCGCGGCGATAAAAGAGAACGAATATGCCAAGGACATTCTATTGGATGATTTCGGCAAGGCTTATTTGGAAACGGCTATGGAACCATTTGCGACTAGCGAATTGGGTCTTTATGTCGTAGACGATTTCCAGGAAAGCGAACGTCTGGAACAGATGCGTGGACTGGCTATGTCCATCATCCAAAATGGAGGCTCTATACGCGACATCGCCGACGTTGTGGATGCAAGGTCCATGTCGGAGATTAAAGACGTTCTGGACCGCTCTGAGCGCCGCAGGCAGGAAGAAATGCAGGCTCAACGTCAGCACGAGTCGCAGATGTCTCAGCAACAGGCTCAGATGGCAGAACAACAGGCACAACTCAAACTGCAGTTCGACGCTGAGCAGAAGGAACGTGACCGCGAAGCCAAAATCCGCATGGCAGAGCTCAATAGCATGCTGCTTGCGAATTCCAACGATATCAATAGAGATGGACAGAATGACTCCATCCAAAAAGCAATGGAGCAGATGAAACACGACGAGAAAATCAAGGAACTCGAACTGCAGCAGAAGAAAGAAGAACTTGATTTCAAATATTACGAAGCTAATTTGCGGTTTGGTGGAGGACCACAACCCAAAAAATAAAACTTCTGCTATACGGTCGCGATTTTTGATCGACAAAAGTTATGTTGTAAAATAAATAAAACTGTATATTTGCCATGACAACTATTGAAAAAACTCCAATTACTCCATTTCAATTCCTTGAAGATGAAAGGGTGCGGGTGCAAGACGAAGAAGTAAGCGAGCAATCCCAAGAGGTTGATCCTGTAGACGAAGCTCTCGAAGCGGAACGATCCGTACAAGATGAGCGGCCGGAAAGACAGGAGCTCGAGTACGATGTACAAATTGCCGGTAATCCGATAAAGATTATCGCAGAAGACTGGAGGAGCAAAGGCTACCTCCCAGACGATTTTGAGGTACCAGAAGACATTACTGAAGAACAGCTCGAACACGTATATCGCAGCTACAAAGAGTCGCTCATCGAAGCGGACGTTAGGGAGCGACTTACGGAAGAGCTACGGCAGAACGGTGTAGACGGAGAAATCCTGGAGACTGCGCGCATGATTAAATATGGCGTGCCGCAACAGGAGATATCCCGAGCCGACGCCTACCAGGCCCTAGGAACAGCACAGCTTGATCCCAACGACGAGAACTACGAAGTGTACGCTCGTCAAATCCTAGGCCAATTCTACTCCGATAAAGGCTTTGCTCCAGACAAAATCCAGAAGTACATTGACCGTGACCTGGAGGATGATGATGTAGAGTCCATCGTAGCAGACGCTCAGGGACACTTCCGAGCCACGGCACAGAACATGCGTCAATACTTCAAGCAGCTGGAACACCAGCGGCAGCTAGAAGAAAGGCAGCGTGTGATGAGCACCATTCAGCAAATGGATTCTTACCTTAAGAGAGGAGAACTGGCCGGGCGTAAATACACTCCGCAACAGATGGAGACCGTACGCCGGGCATTGTTTGATAAGACAGAGGTTGTTGTTGATGCTCAAGGTAACCGCCATCGTATTACAGCTTACGAGAAAAAGCGACTTGAGTATCAAAACAACTTCGAGCTCAATCTGAAATCCGTTGTGGACTTCATTTTGGGATATGACGCCAAAGCAGTCGAGGAGGAAGGCAAACTGAAAGGTAGAAGCGAAACCCTCCGAGAGTTGAACAAAGCCGTACAAGTAACTATAAAAGGTGTACGGGAAATGGACGGCCGCGGCATTGAGAGAAAGCAAATTTCGTAATTAGCCTGGGCACGAAGTCCAGCATAACTGTCTAAAGATATGGCTAACGTAATTGAGTCTAAATTCAAAATCTACGAAGAGGACATCAATCAACATCAGTATTTCAATAAGCTGGTTGATGAGCGTGCCCTTTTCGAAGTGTTCCCAAATCTCGTAGACTACGAGATGCTGGACCCTGCCCGTCGGCAGATTGCTTCCTACGCCCGTGGTAATATCATCGATAAGGATGGTAACCTCATGCGGGTATTTGAATCTGGCGCCCGTGTGGTAAACACCACCTCGCGTTACATTCAATGGCGTCTGTACACCAACCCCGGTGACATTCGCGCTACTTTCATCAAAAACTATGAGGAGGGCAACGAATTCGTTGGCCGCGGTAATACGGTTTTTGAACTCGGTCTAGACGTTGAGTGGTTCGGCCCCAACGATCTGCTGATTTTCGAAGGTCTGCGTGAAGTTCCGCTGCTTGTCGTTTCCGAGCCTTTCCCTGATGGCACAGCTTGGAAATACGAGGTGAGGCTGTTCGATGACAATCCTTCCGCCTACTTCCCCCTCGAGTACCTTGACCTTGGTACTCGTCTCTTGCAGGTCGGATCGCTTATTGGGGAAGCCACCATGGAGCGCGGTAATATCCACTTCGGCGATGGTGAGGCCTTCGTCGAGTTCGAAGTCCCGATGACGCGCATGGGTTGGGAGATGAAAGTTACGGACAATGCCCACCTCGCCTCCAAGAACTACCGTCTTGAGGCACGTGATCAGGAGACCAAGAACATCCTCGGAGGTTCCGACGTACTGGTCAACAGCCTCGAAATGAAGTTCATGGCCGCCGTAAACCACCAGAAAGACCTCTGGTTGACCTACGGTCGCAGCGCCGGTCGTTTCGCTGGTAAGTTCCTCGACGGCATCACGGAGCGTCCTCTTCAGGCAGGTCCTGGTCTGTTCGAGTTCCTCGAGTCCAGCCGCATCTATGAATACTCCCCTTCGGGCGGCAGCCTAGACATCTTCCGCGAATATCTCCCCACGCTGTGGCACGACAAGGTAGATCCCGAGAACCGTCGTGTAGACATCTACACCGGTACGGGTGGTCTTATCCTGTGGCAGAAGTGGTGCGAGCAGGCAGACGTCAAGGGCGTACTGCAGACTGCCGAGTACAACTACGGCAACGAAGAGGCTCTCTTCAGCGGTCGTAAGGGTGTAGCTATCGGTGCCAAGCAGTACCGCGCTGCATTCATCGAGCCTTTCGGTCTGGTACGTGTACACTATCTACCGTTCCTCGACGCCGAGCAGGTTGAGACCCGTAAGTACAACGGTCTGCCCCTCACGTCCTACGAGTTCATCGTATTCAACTTCGGTTACGGTGACGGCCGCGAATCCAACGTATACCTCCTCAAGAACGAGGAAGTATCCCAGTACGGCTACGCTATCGGTACCTGGTCCCCCATGGGTCCCGTACTCGGTAAGTCCAATGTCGCTGGCCGATTCGCAAGCGCAGGTACCCGTGAGAACGCTTACTGGTATATCCACGAAGAAATGTTCGGCCTCGTACTGAAAGATCCAGGCTACTGTATCTGGTACCAGCCCGCCATCGCATAGCGTATTCATCGACAGGAGCCGGCTCCTCACGGGGCCGGCCCCTATATACTTCTAAATCTTAAAGTCATGATGAAAGGTAAATCCAAAATGGCTACCAAGGCCAAAGCTAAAGCTCGTAAGCCCCGTAACGCCAAGGCCCAAAAGGCTATGAAAGAGCCCATGATGCCTATGATGGCTAAGGGTGGCAAAATGAAGAGTTACGGCACCAAGATGATGGCTAAGGGCGGTAAGATGAAGAGCTGCTAATATGAAGAAGCCAGCTAAATATCAAAAGGGGTCTACTGCCAAGAAAGTAGCAAAGGCTGTAGGTTCTAGCGTTCGCGATGCTATGATTGGACCTGGTGTTTATCAGGCCGCAAAGATGCTCGCTAATACTAGCATGGGAAAGGCCGCTAGGAATGCTGCAAGAGAAATCAAGCGAACAGCCGTAAATGCCTTAGTACCCCGTGCTGCAAAGAACGTCATTCAAGGTAAGCCCGCAACTAAGAAGAAAGGCGGTACCTCTAAAATGCGCAAGAAGTGAAGAAACCTGCCAGCAAAGCTAGCCGCCCAAAAAAGGCAGCCCCAAAGCGTCCTATGACGGCAAAGGCTGTTAAGAA